CTTTTTAATACTGCTGCCGCCGGGGCTTCTGTGTCCCCCAGGTATTGATTAAATAAGCGGCTTGCGTTTCCTTGCTTGTCATTGTCGAACAAAAGGACTTTTCCCGGCTCAACTGCTCCACGCTTTGATTTAAACCCGGTTGCTAATAATTCCGCCATACTGACCGCCGTTGTGGTCTTGGCACATCCGCCCTTTAGGTTTAGTGTGCAAATAATTTTCATGCTTTGTTCCCTCGCTTTCTTTTTTGTGGCTTGCCTTTCGGCTTCTCGCCCTTTTTAACCATACGGGCGTATATGTAAAAGGCTGCGTTTACTCCGTTGCGCTTTACCTCTGCATCCAGGAACGTAAAGCCCGGATATGCCTTTTCCATTTCTGCTTGTAACACGCTACTATCAAAGGCCATTTTCTCCACCTTTGCTTTTCTGAATTTTGAGTAACTGCGTTTTGGTTCATCCGGTTTTTTCAAATTCTTGGACGGACACCAACGCTTTGTTCCGTGTGGGTTCTGTGTTATGTATGTAGCAAGTCCGGTTAATAAAAAATTCTCGTCCGGGCTTATGTTCCTGGTGTTTGGTCTATCGCACTTTCCCCACATTCTTTCTAACTCGTCACGGTCTATTCCGCCGGATATGAGTAAATGAAAATGTGGGCGTGTGTATTCCTCGAATGCGATTATGTAAATATACTTTGCATTTTCTAACCCTAGCTTTTTACGCTTGCGGTTTATGCGGCGTATGAAATTAACCACATCTTTTTTTGCATCCTCGTAGGTTTCCGGCAATAACCCATTATTCCAACCAAACGTAGCCCATATATCCCCTTTTCCAAAATTGATATTGGCTAAACGGATTAAATACCGTCTTGCGTTCTTATCGTTGAGGTTTGATTGTGACGGGCTTGTTTCTCTCTTCTTTTCCGTCTTTGGCATATCTGCTTTGAATTTAAAGGACGGGTACACCATACTTTCAAGCAATGTTGTGTTGCTCTCTGTATTGGTGCTTTTGTATGTGGATGTTCTGTATAGGCAGTTTACCCACCCCTCTTTCATCCACCTTTCCATTTCTGCTTCCTCTAACTTCTTGCACTGCTCCTTGTATGCTTCCTCATAATCGTAATTGTCATAATATCTTTTACCCATTGCCCCACCTTTTCACTTATCTATCTAAAACCCACCTATCCAGGCAGATATAAAACATATATTTCTATAATGGTTGATATGTTAAGGCCCATTACAAGGACGGCTAAACCCGGTTGCACCGTCAAAAAAAAATTAAAATCTACGGTCCCAATCTTCAAAAAGCCACGCCCACGCCTGGCGGACTTTCAAAAATCCTATGAACCATAAAGCGGCAAGCGTGAAAAATCCCGTTGCCGTAACTGCTGCAATTATGGTAATAATCCTTACGACCATGTAAAACCAACCTTTCCAATGCGGTTTCTTCCTATATATAGAAAAACCACATTTACAAACACTATATATTGTGCTATACTCTCTTTGTTGAGTTCCAACCCCTATTGTTTTAGGTCCCCACCTTTGCAATAGGGGTTCGCTTTTTATAAATTTTCTTTACATTTCCAATAATATCTATTGATAATCAACATTTCTTTGGATAAAAGCATGGATAACCCTAAAGGAACGGTTATAAATGCTATTGTTGCATCCCCCTCTAAAATCTTGATTGCTACGGCCGTGAAAATCAGCAATGCAACGCCGTTTAACTTCTGCATGGCAAAATACTTTTTTCTTTC